AGGTTCTTCTATGATTTGACAGTTTTAGGTATTGGTGCTGTTAAAACAGGTTATAATACTTCTGAAGGTGTAACAATAGATTACGTTGATCCAGCTAATTTAGTTTACTCTTATAGTGAGTCACCTTATTTTGAAGACGTGTATTATGTCGGCGAAGTTAAACATGTTCCTTTAAACGAGTTAGCTAAAGAGTTTCCTCATTTAGGTCAAACTGATTTAGAAGAAATATCTAAATCTTCAAACAATTACTACAAGTCATACAATAGACAAGACGATAAAGATAATAATATTGTTCAAGTTTTATACTTTAATTATAAAACATATATGAATGATGTTTATAAAATTAAGCAAACCGCGTCAGGAGCTGATAAAGTTATACAAAAAGATGACACTTTTAATCCTCCAGAAAACATGGAAGGAGAATTTGGTAGATTAGAAAGAGCTATAGAAGTTTTATATGATGGAGCATTTATCATAGGTTCTAATAGATTACTTAAATGGGAGTTGTGTAAAAATATGCTAAGGCCAAAAAGTGACTATACTAAAGTTAAAATGAACTACTCTATAGTAGCTCCAAGAGTTTACAATGGTAAAGTAGAAAGCCTTGTTAGTAGAGTCACTGGCTTTGCTGATATGATACAACTTACACATTTAAAGCTACAGCAAGTCATGTCTAAGATGGTTCCAGATGGAGTTTACTTAGATGCAGATGGTTTAGCTGAAATAGATCTTGGTAATGGAACTAACTATAATCCACAAGAAGCGTTAAACATGTACTTTCAAACAGGTTCTGTTATAGGTAGATCATTTACTCAAGATGGAGATCTTAATCCAGGTAAAGTGCCTATTCAGCCAATAGTTGGTACGGCTAACGGAAATAAAATACAAGCTCTCATAGCAAACTACAACTACTACTTACAAATGATTCGTGATGTTACCGGACTTAACGAAGCTCGTGATGGTAGCATGCCTGATAAAAACGCTTTAGTTGGAATACAAAAATTAGCTGCTGCTAATAGTAATACAGCAACTAGACATATACTTCAAGCTGGTTTGTTTTTAACAACAGAAGTTGCTGAATCTTTGTCTCTTAGAATATCTGATATACTAGAATATTCACCTACAGCAGACGCTTTTGTTCATGCTATTGGTTCTCATAATGTAGCTGTGCTTGACGAGATGGCAGAGTTACATTTATATGATTTTGGTATATTTATTGACTTATCTCCAGACGAAGAAGAAAAAATGAAGCTTGAAAATAATATACAACAGTCATTGCAAGCTGGTAATATAGACTTAGAAGATGCTATAGATATTAGAGATATTAAGAATACTAAACTTGCTAATAAAATGCTTAAAGTTCGTAGAGAACAAAAAATAAAAAGAGATCAAGCTATTCAGCAGCAGAATATTGCTGCTCAAGCTAACGCTAATGCGCAAGCTCAACAAGTAGCTGCTCAAGCTGAAGTTGAAAAACAACAGGCTTTAGTCAATATAAACTCTCAGCTAGAAATGGTTAAGTTCCAAAACGAGTTGCAAAAGCAAAATGAAGAAGTTAGAGCTAAGATGATGTTAATGGAAAAAGAGTTTCAGTATAACATGATACTTAAAAAAGCAGAAACTGATAACATAAAAAGCAAAGAAAAAGAAAAAGAAGATCGTAAAGACGAAAGAACAAGAATACAAGCGACGCAACAAAGCGAGCTTATAGAGCAAAGAAAAACAGGTGGTTCACCTAAAAACTTTGAATCCGCAGGTAATGATATACTTGGAGGTGGATTTAATTTAGGTGCATTTGAACCTAGATAAACACTAATTTTTTATATTTTATATTATGGAACAAGAAATTGAAAAAGTTGAAGAAACTCAACAAGTAGAAGAAACTAAATTTGAAACAGCTGACGATAGTTCAGTAATCAAAGTAGACTTAAGTAAACCAATAACAGAAGAAAATGAAAAACCAGAAGAAGAGCCAGCAGCAGAAACTGAGGATAGCACAGCTGACGACACAGGAGTGGCTGGAAGCGATGAAAGTACCGAGCCCAAACAAGAACAAGAAGAAGTACAACCGCAAGGAGAAGTACAAGAAGAGTTATCAGTATTAGAAGAAGTAACTGAAGAGCAAGTTGAAGAGCAAGTTGAAGAGCAAGTTGAAGATCTTGCTGTTGAAGCGCAAGAAGCTATCAATGAAGCAGAAGCTACTGGAAATCCATTGCCAGAAAATATTCAAAAGTTAATCGACTTTATGGAAGAAACTGGCGGTGACTTAGAAGACTATGTTAGACTAAATCAAAACTTTGATGATTATGATAACACGGCTTTACTGAGAGAATATTATAAACAGACAAAACCTCATTTAGACAGTGAAGAAGTTGATTTTTTAATGAGTGACAGCTTTGATTATGACGAAGAGGTAGATGAGGAAAAAGATATTAAAAAAAAGAAAATAGCCTTAAAAGAGCAAGTTGCTGAGGCTAAAGCCTACTTAGACGGGCGAAAGTCTAAATATTACGAAGAGATTAAAGCTGGTTCAAGGCTGACTGCTGAACAACAGAAAGCAATGGACTTTTTTAATCGATACAACAAAGAGTCTCAAGAAAATGAGAAGCGTAGCAAAAAAGCTACTGATGTATTTATGCAAAAGACTAACAAAGTCTTTAACGACAGCTTCAAAGGTTTTGAATACAATGTCGGTGATAAAAAATACAGAGTAAATGTTAAAGATATTGATAAAGTAAAAAGCAAGCAAGGCGACATTAATAACTTCATCAAAAAGTTTTTGAATGAGCAAGGTACAATGGAAGATGCTGCTGGTTATCACAAATCTCTTTATACAGCTATGAACGCTGATGCTATCGCTAAACATTTCTATGATCAAGGTAGGGCAGACGCTGTTAAAGATAGCGTGGCTAAAGCTAAGAACGTAGATATGAATCCTAGACAAGAACACAGAACTTTTGAGCCTCAAGATGGTTTGAAGTTTAAAGTTTTAGGAGATACAAAAAATAGAGACTTTAAATTTAAAAAACGAAACTAAATTATTAACCCATTTAAATTAATATAAAAATGGCAATTACAAGTGCAAATGGTATAGACGCGGCTCCAAGGCAAGTGACGCTAGCGACTAACTATATTGATTTTACGACTGCTGCAACTGAAGGTTGGGCACAGCAGTATTTACCAGACCTTATGGAAAAAGAAGCTGAGGTTTACGGTAAAAGAACAATTTCAGGCTTCTTAGCTCAAGTTGGTGCAGAAGAGCCATCAATGAGTGATAGAGTAGTTTGGTCTGAACAAGGACGTTTACACTTAGCATATACTGCAACATGTGAAGATGCTGTAGGTGGTAACGACGACGCTTCTGATAACAGATTTACAATCATCAAAGATGTAGATGGAAACACTATTGATGCAGGTACTCATGGTGTCCGTGTTGGTGATACAGTTTTAATTTCTAACTCTTCTCTTACATTGAGAGGTTATGTTAACACAGTTAATGCTTCTGACAACAACATAGAGGTTTTACCTTACGGTGCTGCTAACTTTGATACTGCAGGTTTTTCTGATGGTGCAGGTGCTGAAGCATACCGTATCTTGGTTTATGGTTCTGAATTTGCTAAAGGTTCTGCTGGACGTACTTCAGCTAACTCTCCAAACTTTGTTTCTCACCAAAACAAGCACATCATCTTAAAAGACTTTTTCGAAGTTGCTGGATCTGATACTGCTCAAATTGGTTGGATTGAAGTTGCTGGTGAAGCTGGACAAAACGGATATTTATGGTACTTAAAAGCTGAAGGTGACACTCGTTCGCGTTTTGCTGACTACTTAGAAATGTCTATGATGGAGTCTGAGTTTGCTGCTGCTGCATCTGTTGTTGAGAACACTGGCTTAGGATTAACTGCTTCTACTACTGGTATTGACGCTGGTACTGAAGGTTTATTCGCTGCAATCGAAGCTAGAGGTCATCAAACTACTGGTGTTACTGGTGTTAACGCTGCTACTGATTTAGCTGAATTTGATGCTATCTTAGCTGTATTTGATCAAAACGGTGCTATTGAAGAAAACATGATGTTTGTAGATCGTTCAACTAGCTTAGCTATAGATGATATGTTAGCATCTATGAACTCTTACGGCGCTGGTGGTACTTCTTACGGAGTGTTTGAAAATGACGAAGATATGGCGTTGAACTTAGGGTTTTCTGGTTTCCGTAGAGGATCTTACGACTTCTACAAGTCTGACTTTAAATATTTGAACGATGCTGGAACTCGTGGTGCTCTTAATGATACTGTTACTAACATCCGCGGAGTTATTATTCCTGCTGGTACTTCATCTGTTTATGATGAAATGTTAGGTAGAAACATTAAGCGTCCTTTCTTACACGTACGTTACCGTGCTTCACAAACTGATGATCGTAGAATGAAGTCTTGGATCACTGGTTCTGTTGGTGCTGCAACTATCGGAGATGATGTAATGCAAGTTCACTACTTATCTGAAAGATGTTTAATCACACAAGGAGCTAACAACTTCATGTTGATGAACTAATATTTGATTAAGGTCGAGGGCTTCGGTCCTCGATCTTTTTTTTAATTTTTTATTATATTATATTATGGCAAAGAAAAAAGAAACAAAAGTTGAAGTAGAACAACCTGAAGTTAAGTCTACTAACGAAATGAAACAAGTGGTTGTTGAAAAAACACAACCAAAAAAACCAGAGTGGGAAATAAAAGATAGAATGTACTATCTTAAAAATGGTAAAAGTCCTTTGACTTACTTAATTAGAGGTAGTAATATTTTTTGGTTTGACGAAGAAAAAGGTTATGAAAGAGAGTTAAAGTATACTTCTAATCAAAGAACTTGCTTTGTTGACGAAATGAAAGGTGATCAAAGATTAGAGCATATTATATTTAAAAACGGATCTCTTTTTGTTCCAAAAAATAAAACTGTATTACAAAAACTTTTATCTTTATATCACCCTCATAAAGATCAGCTTTTTGAAGAGTATAAACCTGCAGCGCAAGCTGCTCAACAAGTTGACTTACTAGAGTTAGAAGTTGATGCTTTAATGGCTGCTAGAAACCTAGACATAGATACAGCTGAAGCTGTTATGCGTGTAGAAATGGGTTCTAGAGTTACACAGGTTAGTTCTAAAGAGCTTAAAAGAGATTTACTTATATTTGCTAAGAAAAACCCTGCTTTGTTCTTAGAATTAGTTAATGATGAAAATGTTCATCTTAGAAACTTTGGTATTAAAGCAAGAGAGCAAGGAATTATTGACTTATCAGATGATCAAAGAACTTTCTCTTGGGCTTCGACTGGTAGAAAACTAATGACAGTTCCTTTTGAAGAACATCCTTATACTGCTTTAGCGAACTGGTTTAAAACAGATGAAGGTATGGAGATTTTCTCCAACATAGAAAAGCGATTTAACGCGTAATTATCTTATGGTAGAGCAGCCACTCTATTATAGGGTGGTTGCTTAACTATAAAAAAATATTTAAATGGCGGTAAATATAAATACAGTATATCAAAGAGTTTTATCTATAGCAAACAAAGAACAGAGAGGATATATTACTCCGCAAGATTTTAATATATTAGCTAATCAAGCTCAGATGGATCTATTTGAGCAATATTTTTACGATAAAAATCAATTTAGTAGAGCAAGAGGTCATGAAGATACCTATGTTGATCCTATAGATATAATCGATAAAAAGATAAGTGCTTTTGAAGTTTTTGACCATACACTTTCAACTTACGCTAGTAATGTTTGGACTTTTCCAACTGATCTTTATAGAGTTTCTAGCGTTAGGCTGGAAGATGATGTTTGCAGTAGAGTATCGCTAAAACAGTTTGGTTTGATAAAATCACAACCACTTCTCATGCCTGGTAAAAAATCTCCAATTTATTTAGAAACACCAACTGGTTTTAAAATATATAGAGGCGTTAGTGGTACAACA